GGAGACCATCAATGTACTCGGATGACTTATCGGCATCGAAGTAAATCTTCTTGAACATCTTACATGGATTTTCAATAAACTCAAGGTCGAGCGTCTCTGTATCAAAGATATGAAACCCTCGCTTGTCTCCATAGTCAATCCATGTCTGTTCATAAGGCGAACCTAGATACCACACATTGTCAAGATGCGAACGTGTATGGAAATGACCCGAAAACACCATATCAAATTTCCTGAAGACTTTTCTGTCCATGCCCTCTGTATTCATCAAGCCCCGTGCCATAGGAAACCCTTCAAGATTCAGATGCCCCATAGCCACCGTCGATGTGGAGTTTCTAATCTTCGTCATGGTATCATCATGATTTTCCGCATTTATCCAAGGGACAAGTAGGATGTTCAACCCACCAAAAGAAACCTCGGTTGCCTCATGGTAGATGTCAATAGAGGAGTCGAATAGACAATCCATTGAATTGATACGATTGGTATTCTTGTAGTATGTGTCATGGTTGCCAATGACAACAGAGAGATCGTATTCATGTCTCATGCGGTCAATCACCCTACGGAATCGGTCGAGCGTCTTATAGCTAATCCACTTACGCCTATCTGTAATATCACCTAAGTGGATTATTTGCTTGATTCCATGCTCCTCCAGATACGGAAAGAACACATTATACCAGAACATCTCTTGGTAGTCCGCAAAGGTATCGCTATCCCCACGCACCCCCGCATGGGTATCCGTCACTATTGCAATTTTCATATAGTCATTCCCCAATATAATTCAAAAGATTATTCGCGGCTACAGCACGCGGCTTCTTCTTCTTTTTCTCACTGTTCTTTTTAGTTTCTTTCTTCTTCTGCATTGCCTCTTCATATGTACCAATGAACTCACTCATGTTGTCATAGAGCTTTCCGAATCCAAGAGAGGTCGCATCAGAATAATCATTGGTTCCACTAACCTGCAAGTCATCCATGATTTGTGAATTCTCTAATGACTTGTATTTCACATATAGATGCTTCTTCTCTTTTTGAATTCGACGCAGGAAAGCGTAATAGATAATCTGGGTGAAGTAGGCAAACGGATTCCTTGACTTGTCTGGGTCAAAGTTGTGTATGTACTGAATGCAATTCTCAATACCATCCGATACCATGTCTTCGCGAAACCCATAGTTGATGAAATTGGATTTATAGGAGAGGTGCGTAGCAATACGAACAAATATCTCTCCAATTGCATCGGGTATTCTTGGGTCTGGCTTTCCTGTCGTTCTTGCGATTTGCGTAAGTTCCCTAAACTCAATCATATGTTGAAGGAATGCTTTATTGTCTACATAATGCTCACTGTTCACATCTCTTTTTGCCACAAAATCTACCCTCCAATATTCAATTCTACATTATATGTTTTGACTTTAAACTTCTCCGACTTGTATATCGCAAAGCGTTCCTTGAAATGCTTTAGTGAAAAGTTCTGTCGTTTACGTTCATTTGTTAAATCATCTACAATGTCATATAGCACTGCCTCAGTGTCATCCACCTTTCTCAATGCACGACCAATACTTTGGAGTGTTCGTATCCTTGACTTGCCCGGATGTGTAAACACGACATTGTTGAGCCTCTTGATATTGATACCTTGCGAATAGACACCAGACGATGCAATGATGATTGCGTTGTTCTCTTTCTCTACAGTAGCACGCACTTCTTCACGGGCAGCAAGTTCTGTTCCACCGTAGACAAAGAAAACTTTACGCTTGGTTTTCGCTGCAACAGCGTTTATCATGTTGAAAAGAGGTATGCCATGCTTTTCAACATAGTTAAATAGCACTAATGTGTTTCCTTCAAGACTCAGCACAAGATTTTTAATAAACGCATTGCGTGCATCATTGTCAATAAGGTAGTTAATCTCCTCTTGGTATCTCAGGTCGGAAGGAATCTTCTCTTTATGTTTGAGAATGATTGCCTTGATAGAGAAGTCGGACAAAACCTTTTTGTCAATCAGTTCCTTTGTCTCTGTGACCTTCTTGACTGCACCAATCAATCCCTCAATCACAAGTTTGTGTGTCTGCGTTCCATCCAGTGTTCCCGTTGTGCCATAGCGGTATTTGATATTGGGTGTCTTGGTCATAATGTTAGTCAGTGATTTAGACTTGACACCATGACACTCATCTACAACAATACTTGCAAATTGGTCGAAGTATTCTTTGGGCATCTTATACAGAGACTGCCATGTAGAAATAACAACTGGGTTTTCTGTATCCTTCTCTCTGCCTGCCATTATCTCATGAACTAACTTATCATCGAACCCATATTCAGCAAAGTCCTTCTTCATCTGTGCAACGAGTGATATGTTAGGAACAATAATCAAATGCTTCCCCTGCTCATGCTGCATACAATATCGAATCAAAAGATAGATGATTAGACTCTTACCAGAACCAGTCGGTGAAAGCAAAAGCATCCGTCGCTTACGAATAGCAGCAACGAATGCATCCACTTGGTAATTTCTCGGTGTAATGGGGAGGTTTAAGGACTCAATAAACTGAACTGCCTCATGAACCGAGAAGTTGTTATCTGGCTCCTCCTCATAGTAGAATTCATAACCACGTTCTTCGCAGAAGTCTTTTATATAGGACACCAATCCAGCATAGATAGTTCCATCTTTTGTGTTCACAAGACGAATTTTACCATCCCATGCACCCATCTTATAGGCAGGCATGAACTTATAACCGGGAACCTCAAACGTGAAGTACCCAGATAGCTCCCGCATGACAGATGGCTCAGTGCTAATCATTAGATGCACTTCGTCCACTTTGTGAAGCATTACTTTATCGGTGTATGCACCCACAGTATCCTAGAACTCTCCGCTGATGAACTTCTTCCATTTGATTGCATTTGTAATAATGAAACTACGACTATTAATGCTATCAATAATTGACTTGAGAAGAGCAACCTTCTCCCTGTAATCTGATATCTTCATAAGACTCCGAATGATGTCCTTATCACCTTCAATGTATCTAGGAATATCATTCTTCATTATCTTGAGATTCAACGGTTCCCATCCACGCTCTTGAAGATCTTCGTCACACATCTTTCCGGCATAGTATTCAAACTTATCACGCTCCAGCATCTTGTGTGCATACATCATCTTGCTCAGAATCGAATTCTCTTCTGTGATGATTCGCATGTACTTCGAATGCAACTGGGGAATCTTCAAGGATTCTTGGTCAAGCTCAAGGTCATCAATCTTGGAGTCCACGTTCCAGAGGTTGTGGATTTCATCAATTTCCATATTTCAATAACTCCTTTTCATTATAATTATATTGAATTTCACTATAGCTATAATGAACTTAAATATAGCTATTTCATTGATACCCCTATAATATAATCACCAATACTTCAATGTCAAGTCCCGATTCAAACTTTTTCGTAAGAATAGGTCAAATACCTGAAAGTCGCTGTAGCCTGAATTGGCGTAATATCAGATGAAGCCGAATCGAATAGGATTTCAGATATGTTAGTTGGAAATAGGTCTTTTAATATAATACGGTAATTGGCATTCATATGTGAATTCAATATGGTCAGGGTTGCATCTGAATATATCTGGTCTGCCTTCTGGGCTTTATATTCATCATACTCATTTGGGAATCCCAAGCCATTCATCCAATCGTATAGCTCCCTCCAGTTCTGCAAATCTTCATCAACTAGAAAGGTGACATTGAGGGGGTCGTACACCAAGTCATTACCGGGAACTTGTGTCTGCATGAATGGAGTGGGTTGATTCACTTCACCCAAAGAGATACCGGGGATGTTCACTGAGGTAATGAACCAAGTGGTGTTTGGTAGGTTTTCAACAAAGAACCTATACCCTACAGGGGAAAGGTTATTGATGTTGTCTGGTGAGTTATAGTCTTTTGCCATGATGCCTCCTATGTGTATTTATATGAAAGGGGAAGGCCGAAAAAGAAACAGAGAGCCCCCGTTTAAGAGGACTCTCTGTTTTCTTTGTTGCTTGCTAGTTACCTAGCTTGGTTATCAGACACCGTGTAGCTTCTGAATTACCATGCCTCGGTAGTAGCGGTTTGAGTTAGCAGCAATAGCCTGACTGTCCGATGAGCCCTGGGCGAAGGGATTGATTGCCATACCATATCGGGTCTTGAATCCGATCTTGGGCTGGAAGTTGTCCTCGCCAATTGCTCGCACCATCTGGAGCGGAACGTATGGGCAGTAGAACAGACCAGCATCGTATGGGCTAGTTCCCTTGTAGCCAACAACTGCGATT